ACTTTTGATTCTTCCAATTCGGTTTTTAATTGATCTAGTTGAGATTGTATTGTTTTGCCATCAGATTCTTTATTTTCTAACAATAAAATTTCTTCATGGATCTTATCGCTATATTTTTTTAGCTCATCAACTGAAGTATTAATCTTAGCAATCTCTACGTTCAATTCATTTACCTTTTGTGATACGGCATTTAATTCGTTTACTTTTGTTTCTGTTTTTATTATTTCTGATAACAGGTCTTTTAATCCGCCTTCTAATTTGTGTATTGTTTTGCTTTCCGTATCTATCTTTGTAGATTTAAATTCTTCGTTTATAGACTGTGTACATTCTGGACAAGTATCATTGTTGTTAAAAAACTCTAATGTTTTTTTATGTTTTAATAGATTGTTTTCAATCTTAGCTTCTAATTTAGATAGTTGGTGTGCTTTTTGATGTACACTATCTTGTTCTGTTAGATTGTTTTTATTACTTTCTATTTCAACGTTTAATAAGGTAATTTTCTTAATATATTCTTGTAAGTCTTTATTGTTTTTATCTAATAGATTTTTTTTATAATCTTTATCGTCTGTATTTCTACCTTGTAATTCTTTAAAGTGTTTTGCTTCTAATTCATACTTAGAAGTAATCAAATCACATTTATGTCTTATCTCTGTTATATTCTTTTGTAAATCTGACTGTTGACTTCTTAATATCAAATCCATTAAACCAAATACTCTTATATCTAATATTTCTTCTACAACTTCACGTCTATATCTTGGTTTCATTTTCATAAATGGTTCATAAGAAGAAGAACCTAATATAACAACTTGTATAAATGATCTATAGTTTAATTTCATTATGTTGGTTTCTAAGTATTTTTGATAATCAATACTAGAAGCATCTTGATTTATTAATTCTCCATCAGAATATATTTCAAATTTGTTTGGTTTGATTCCTCTTGTTACAACATAGTTCTTTGTACCAACTGTAAACTCTACTGTTACTTCTGTGTCGGCATCATTTATTGTATTGACGATTTGTTCTTTCTTAATCATTCTAAATGGTTTATTGAATAAAACAAAACATAAGGCATCAAGTAAAGTTGATTTGCCGCTGCCATTTGTTCCGATAATAAGTGTTGTTGGTGCTTTGTTTAGTTCTATTTCTATTGGTGTATTACCAGTGGATAAAAAGTTTTTCCATTTAATCTTTTTAAATAATATCATGTTTCACTGGCCTCTACATATAATTCTTTTGCGAATTTCTTTAATTTGTTTTTATCTAATGTTGTGTCTATTTGATCTATATAATTACCTAGAAATGTTAATGTATCTTCTCCTTGATCTAATATATTTTCTTTAACTGTAGATGTTATATCAGAAGTTAAATCTTCTATAATATTTAATTCATGTACATTTATTTCATTGTGAAATCTGTCCACCAATTTATCAAACATATCTACATCTGTTTTATTAGATATAAACAATTTAACAAAAGTATTTTCAAAATCTTTTAAGTCTTTTTTAGTGTAATCTTCTGACTTATCATTATAAACCAATTTCTTATGTACTCTTAATGGATTAACCACTCTTGTTAATTCTCTTGTTTGTGTATCAAATATATGAAATCCTTTTGGACATTTGTAATCTGACCAAGTAATTTCATAGGGACAACCAAGATAGTAAATATGACCATCATCTGATTTTTTATGAAAATGTCCTGATAATACTTTTTCGAATCTTTTAAATAAAGACTTATCTAATCCTTGTTCATTTAGATGACCTTTGTGCATTTCAAAACCTTTTATTTCTAAATGACCCATAACAATTTGTGCTGTTGAATTTTCTATACTATGTAAAGAATCTTCCATATTATCATCACATATCCAAGGTGTTAATAATATATCTAAATTATCCACTGTAATTGTTTCGCAAGAAGTATAAATCTTTGTATTTTTTGATATACTTAAATTTTGTAATGCGTTTACTTCGTTTGTGTTTTTATAATATGTATCGTGATTGCCTATTATTATGTGAGTGTCTATATTTAATTCTTCTAATTTATTCCAAAACTTTAATTTAAAATTGTAAGCTGTGTTGTGATTAATAAACTTTCTTCTATCAACCACATCTCCTAAATGAATTAAAGTTTTGATATTGTTCTCTTGTAGATAAGGAAAGAAAACCTCATCATAAAATTTATTAAAATAATTTATAAACGCTGGAGAATCATTACGAGCGCCCCAATGCGTATCGGCAATCAACGCAATTTTCATAACCCAATAAAATAATCTAGTTTACCTTTTCTTGCTTTTTTCTTTTTTAATTTTTCTTTTTCTTTTTTTATTTCTCTATATGTTGTTAAACTCTCAATCTTAGGTTCTTCTACTGGTAAGTTCTTCTTTAAAAATTCCGTAAATTGATTATGAAATTCTCTATCTTCACCTGGTTGTAATGCCATGTCATCAAAATTTGAATCTAATAACATCTTGTTTTTAATTGTAACTTGTTTCTTTTCTTTTTGTATTCTTCTTATAAATGCGTAATAGATAATCTGTGTGAAGTAAGCAAATGGATTATTTGATTTATCTGGATCAAAGTTGTCCAAATACTGTAAACAATTTTCTATACCATCAGATATCATGTCATCTCTAAATGTATAGTTAATAAAATTAGGTCTATATGATAAGTGATTTGCTATTTTTAAAAAACAAGTACCAATATAATCTGTAACTGGTGGTTTTTGTTTGCCATCTTTTTTGGCCTGTTTACACATTTTTTTGTAAACTATCATTGCCGCTAAAAAGTCTTTATTACTTACGTAATGTTCTTTTGATTTTTTTGATGTTGTCATAATTTAAATATACTACAGTTTGTGTTATTTGTCAATCACTTATCAAATTGTTGTTTAAAAAATTTCGGTTCCAGGATTGGTTGACTTTTTCTTCTTTCTGTATATAATAGGCGTGTAGCCTCTTTGACGGAGAATATTCCGGATTAATGGATTGTTTTTCTAATATCTCTAAACTCGTCCCATAATTCATTAAACTCATTGTTTTCTTCTTCACTTAATTGTTCAATGGGGTGTTCACTTCTTTTTGGTACCACTATCTTTTCATACTTCTTAGATACGTCCAAGTAACTCTTGGTCATTTCTTCGGTGGCATTTGTAATTGTAACAATTTTATCTTTTGGAATAGTTATAATAGTATCATTAGTATAGGCAGTCCATTTTATAAGAGCAATATAATCTTTAAGACCTCTTGGTGTTAATTGAGATACATATTTAACTTGTAATGGTTTGTTTATACGTAATAGAGGAGTTTTATCTGGCAATTGTTCTTTAGCCAAACTACAAACAATGTCATCACCATTAATTAGTTTTATTATTTTTATATGTTCCATTGTTATTACTATTTATTAATTCTATGTTATGTATTTCGTAGTTAAAGTTTTCAGAAGTATAAATGTTTATTCTTTCTCTAAAATGAGCAAGTGTATAATTTTCTTTACCATTGTATGTAAGATCATCTGCTATATCATATAAAGTAGCGGCTGAGCTATCATCTTTCAATCTCAAACCTCTACCAATAGATTGTAGATTACGAATACGAGATTTAGAAGGAGACGCAAAAACAATGTTATGTAAGTTTCTTATATTAATACCTGTACTAAAAGTTCCGTAACTGGCGATTATAATTGCGTTGTCAGATTTTTCAGTTATAAATCTAATCTTTTCTCTTTCTTCAGCTTCTACACCACCATAAACAAAAAATATTTTTTTATCTTCAGCCTTATCTTCTATAAGTTGTTTTAATATAACACCGTGTTTTTCTACATATTGAAATAACACTAAAGAATTACCTTGTAAATTTAAACATAGATTACGAATATATTTGTTTCTTTTATCATTAGATACTAAAAAATCCATTTCTTCTTGATAACTTTTATCTTTTAAAAAGTGTTTTGAATATTGATCGTGTTGTAATACCAAACATATAATTTTTAAATCGGCTAATTGTTTTTTCTCTTGTAATTCGGATGTTGATGTAACTTTATTGACGGCACCAAAAAGGCCTTCTAATACAAGTTTATTAGTTTTAGTACCATCTAAAGTACCTGTAAGACCTATTCTATATTTACAATCTTCTAGTTTAGTCATTATTT